AGAGTATCTGTGTGGTTCACTTCCTGTAGATTGATATTGATCACTGAAATAATATTTTGGATCAAGGTTAGTTACACAAGAAAACAATCTTTGAATGGCATTTGCTGCTGGAGTATTTTCATCTATAAACCAATTTATACTTCGTAGCAAATTACTAGCATTTTTTACTATACTATCAGTTTGTATAGATGAGGTGTCATATACTGGCTTTATTTTCTCAGCAGTCTTACTGCCTAGATAAGATTTATTTGGTCCAATTGTATGCAGAAATATTGAAGGTGTATCTAATAGTTCATCATCTAACTTCACAGTAATCCAATTTTTATGACCTTTATCACAGAGTTCACAGTTATTAAATGGATGTATCTTGATGAATTCACTTGCATGCGGAACTGTAACAATTTTAATGTCTCTTTGCCATCCGACTGATCTTAAAGTTTTTGCATTTATTACACTACAATTAAGAGGATCAATTGTTCTAGAAAAATTAGTTAGACGATATAAATCATAAAAGCATATATAGATCTCAGATCTAGCAATGGCACTTCTCATTGAGTCTCCTTGATAGTATGCACTTTTTTGCAATACTGCAGTAGTTTTACATATCTTTGACACAAATTTCTTAGAAAAGCTTGGGACAGTTGCCTCAAAGATGTCAGACATAAGTGGTGCGTGAAATGGTGTTATTTGTATCAATTTGTCTGCCAATTCTTCTTGCTTTTGAGATAATCTTAAGAACTCTTGAAAATGTTTGTTTCTTATTGTTGTATTTTCTTCAAAACATTTAATAACTGTGTTATAAATTAATCCAGATCCTTCACTGGGTTTTGCAATATTTATTGATTTGATATCTTGTAATAACATAGTAGCATTAACCGTCTTTAATAAAGGTGGATTGACAATGGTTTCAATTATTCTAGCTAATTCTGGGTGTGATTCTGCTATAAGATCATACATTCCTCTCAATTGTGATAGGTTTTCTGTCACAGGATCTGGAAATCCTCTGGTCTTAAATGTTCCATATAGTTGTATAGAATTACCTCCTAATATTTTTGGACACCATAATTTATAAAACATGATAGTCTCTATCATTCCTAGTCTATTGTTAACACTGTGACACCTTTCAAGTGAAGTAATAAATTTTTCCATTTGTCCTTTGCCTGTCATTATTGTCCATTCTGCTGTTTTTCCTTTTATCAAATACGGTAACCCATATCCTAATGCTGGGCTGTAACTTACATGTCCTAACAGAGTTAAACATGTCCAAAAACTTGCTAAATAAAACGGTATTATAGATGATAAGTCACTTTGACAAGCAGACATTGCATTTGCAAAAATGGTAGATATATCATTCTCAAGAGATATATAATTTGCATTAGAAATATCAAAAACTCGAGATAATTTCTTTTGAGATAGACCAAGAGATCTTCCTTGATAGACAATATTTTTGCCATATATAAATAGTTCATCTGAAATCCAAGTCTCTGACTTTTTAATTTCTAAACCAACCTTTATCATGACTTCC